GTCGGGAACGTGGGATCTGCAGGAAGGACCCAAGCGACTAGGTCAATCGTCCTTTGCCGCATTGCTGGCAGCGAAATGGGCGAAACGGCAGGACGAGCGTGCTGTAAAACAACCAAAACGGCAAGAACAGGCCGGCTGTGAGGATTGTGATGATGCACCCCATGCTATTGGTCATTTGTTCTTTTGCGTGTAGTGTCTGAGCGTTGCACGTCTTGCAAAAACGAGATACTTGGCTTGGCATTTTCTGTCCTCTTAGGTGTTGGTAATTGATCGATCAATCGTAAATAGCTCAAAGCCACATTGCAACTAAGCCGCAGGCGGTTCCGGCGGCAGCCTACCCGACTTGATCGACCTTGAGTCGATGTAGTGCCTCCTGACCGTCCGCGTGCCCGAAACATGCCCTAGCGACTCCGCAGCCGCAGATTCGCCTTCCGTTGCGTAGACCTGGGTGGCGTGGCTTTTGCGAAGCACGCCGAGCCCTTGGCCACGCATGCGCCGAAATCCGAGCTTGGACGCGGTGGCAAACAGAATCAACTCGATCCGCCGCACGCCTGACTTGGATAGCGGGAACACCTTCTCCCTCGGTGGCCGCTCGATGTCCGCCAACAGTTCCAATGCCGCTGGCGACAGCCGAGCCGTGTGTGCTCGTTTGGTTTTGTGTTGAGTCAGTGTTATGGTGCCTTGGTGAAAATCCACATCTGCCCATCGCAACAACCTCAAGTCGGATGGCCTGAGTCCCGTGTCATACCCAACCCGCACCCACGCCGCTAAAAACGCTCCGGTTGCGACTCCGCACTGCAATCGACCCGGAACCCGAGCACAGGCATCGATCAGGATCTTGATTTGCGAGAGAGACCACGATCGAACGACCCGCTGCTCCTGCTTAGGCCGTTTCAGTTTGCGAGCATTAAAGGGCTGGCACAGATCGCGGGCGACCGCGTAATTCCAGATCACCGTGAGGGCGACACGGTAGTTGATTATGGTCGTTGACGATTTCCCTAAATCTTTGAGTTGGGTCAGAAAAGCGTTGACGTTTTCTTCCGACAAATCGTCTACCTTCGGAATTTTCCCAAGGAATGATCCTAGCTTCGAGCAAGCGCGGTGGTATTGGCCGATCGTGGCCGATTCGAGATCGCGTTCCATCGCGATCTTCTGGACGAGATCGCTGAGGTACATGACAGGGAGGATAGGTTTGGACTTGGCGTCAAAGATAGGTAGGTCATTTCCGAGCAAAAGCGAAGTGAAAGGCGAGAAAAAAGCACCGGATTGCTAATTCGGCGTAGGGTTAACTCCTTACCGCAGGTTCGAATCCTGTCCTCTCCGCTGAAAACCTGATTGCGGTCGGCTCTTCCTTTGTCGAGTCGGTCTCACCCGCAATCGGGTTTTCTTGCGTTGAAATTGTCACAACCTTAAATACAATAGGCACATGATCATGACACTACAAGGAAAATCTGACGAGCTTTTTTCGACAGCCGAAGCTGCCGAGTTTCTTGGTCTCACTGAAAATACGATTCGTACTTACGTCGCTAGAGGAAAACTGCGTCCGTTGCGATTTGGACAAACACTCGTCTTTCCGAGAAAAGAATGCGAACGCTACAACCTCGAAAAACTTCCTCAAGGAAAACAGAAAAAAACTCGATAGTCCTATTGCAACTGTCTTAACGATTGATACAGTAATGAGAGTCAAGCAAGCAGTGAGACGCGAACTTGACTCGATGACGACAAAGGCTTCTTGAGCTTTGCTGCTCGCTGAGGCCAACGCTTGGCCCAAAAACTTCAAGCACACAACGGAGTGCAACGCTGTTGCACGGATGCAACTTTTTTTACACGGAGGGACAAGTCAATGCACATGGAATTTTTGAAGGCACGCCGCGACGCGGAAATTTACGAGGCTCACATTGAGAGGTTGCACGAGCAACTGAACGCCAAACACGATGAGATCGAACGACTCAAGGACGAAGTGCGCCAGCTATGGGCCGATCGTTCGGCCGCTCGCGAATGGGCGGCCAGCCTACAGGCCAAGGTCGATCACCTCACTGACGAGCTTCGTCAATGGCGAGGTGACCAATGAGAGCCGTGAGCGAATTCGAGCGACGGGTCGCCGCGTTCTACGCCGAGGCCGGTCGCCTAGGCGACCACCAAGCCATCCTCCGCGCCGGTGTCTTAGCGGTAGTCGTCTGCGGCTGTCGCTCGGCGCTCGAGGATCGATGGGCCGAGGTCTGCGAGTTGCTCGGCCGCGATGCCGGTCTGCATCTGCGGATGGCTGTGCTCGCAATGAACAATCTGATCGCGGCTAACCGTGCGGTGTTGGTGGAACCGGAGCAGCCGGCGTACCTCGAGTACACGGTCCGTGTCGCCGATGGCGTGGATCTGTTGGCTTGAGCATTGGGAGGACTCACGGATGGGAACGCAGCATAACGAAACGCTTGATGATGATGGCGTGTTTTCGCGAAGGCAATGGTATTTATGGTTTTTAATGGCGTGCGCCGTTGCAGCAGTGGCGCTAATTGCCGCTTGCGCATGGGACGCAGTAACGACTGTTTTCTAGGAGTGAGAAGTGAAGATTAACAAAGGAAAAGTTCCGCGTGCTAGGCGGGTATTGATTTATGGAGAAAACGGGATTGGAAAAAGCACGCTAGCGTCTCAATTCCCTAAGCCGATTTTTTTGAATCTGGAAGATGGTGTTGGCGATCTGGACTGCGATTCGACCGAGGTTATCCGGTCGGTCGGTGAGTTTTACGGGTGGCTGATGCACTTGGTCGAGACCGACTACGAGACGGTGGTTGTCGATACCGCTGACTGGCTGGAGAAGCTGATTTTTGCGGAGGTCGCAGCGGAGGCCAACAAGAAGACGATTGATGACATCGGGTACGGCAAAGGCTACCAGTCGGTCGAGCTGAAGTGGAAGAGCTTGTTCGATGGGTTTGCGTTTTTGTGGCAGCAAGGCCGGCATGTGGTTTTTACTTGCCACGAGATGATCGAAAAGTTCGTCAACCCAGAAGGGGACTCGTACAACTATTGGCGACCGTCGCTGCATGTGAAAGGGTCTGGCTGTGTGACTGAATGGTGCGACGAGGTGCTATTCCTGCGGTATCGCACGAACACGATCACCAAGGAAGAAGGGTTTGGTGCCAAGCGAGCGGTTGCCATCGGCGGCAAAGAACGCTTTATGGCCTGCACCAAGTCGGCAGCACACGAGGCGAAGAACCGCCTGGGTATGCCGGACGAGCTGCCTCCGACGTTTGAGGCGATCGCTCACTATTTGCCCCCTGTCCAGTTTCGAGGCAGTCGGCCAGCGGCTGCGGAAGTTGTGCAGGTCAAGCCGGTCAAAGGGAACATCGCGGGAATCGTGCGTGACGGTTCAAGCAAATCGAATGTGATGGTTGAGGTTGAGAATCGTTTCTAGTTTTTTGGAGAGTTTTGAAACATGGGAAATCTAGCTGGTTTTAACGCGATGGAAGTTGAGCCGAACGTCGGCATGGATATCATCCCTGCCGGCGAGTATGAGGCGTGTATCGTCGCTTCCGAGATGAAGCAGACGAAGAGCGGGAACGGAAGCTACCTGAATCTGGAGATCCAGATCTTGAGTGGACAGTACCAAAACCGCAGGCTGTTCGAGAAGTTGAACCTGAACAATCCGAGCGCGACAGCGGTGCGGATTGCAGAGTCCACTCTGAGTTCGATTTGTCGAGCGATCTTTGCGAGCACCGAGGACGAAAAAGATTTGGAACCTGGAGATTCGAAGCAGCTGCACAACAAGGCGTTTCGAATTTCGGTCGGTGTTCGAAAGCGAGAAGACACTGGCGAGATGCAAAATGAAGTCAAGTCGTTCAAGCCTCGCGTGTCGCAGCCTGTGACAACTCAGTTGGGCATGGCGAACAGCCGACAGTTGGCTACAGCGGACGTTGTCGCAGGTTACTCCACAGCGAAAAAGGGTCCGTGGGAGAAATGAGACGTACAACCTGCTTGGTTGTGTCGATCGGCGACAAAGGGCTGTTAGCGGGTTCGAATCCCGCACGATCGATTGGGTGTTGCGGAAGTTTTGAATGGGATTGGTTGAGGAGGGATATCGAATGGCCAAGAAGAGTTATTTGACGAGTGCAGAAATGTACTCGCTGACAAAATTTGTTGAGTCTGTGAAGAAGCCATTTTCAGACTGGAAGCAGGCGATTCGAGAAATGTCGGCGAAGATGAATCGCGATGTCAGCAGAGCCAATATTGAAACTGCGGCCAATAACTGCGGAGTAGATATTAACAATTTGGTCGAGATGGACAGGGCTACGCATCCGTTCGCAAACATGATGGCGCAGGTTCACGATCTAAAAAACCGCGTCCAAGAACTTGAAAAGCTTATTGGCCTTAGCTGAAGCCAACACACTGCAAGGAGGTGCCGTATGGCACGGATGCCTTTTATGGATCTGCGATGGTACCAACGTGAAGCGGTTGACGCTGCTTATGAATACCTGTGCAACCAGGCCGGCAACCCGGTTATCTGTTTGCCGACAGGGTCCGGCAAGAGTCTGGTCATTGCAGAACTGGCCAGGCGTGCGGTGAAGGAGTACGAAGGTCGCGTGCTGATTTTGCAGCACCGCAAGGAGTTGATCGAGCAGAACGCGGACAAGGTCCGCAGATTGCTCGATATTCCGGTCGGTGAGTACTCAGCAGGATTGAGACGGTACGCGACCGATGAGGATGTTGTCCTGTGCGGGATCCAGTCGGTCTACAACAAGGCGACCCTGTTTGATCGGCGTCACTTGATCTTGATCGACGAGTCGCACCTAGTGCCGACCGACGACGAGGGGATGTATCAGACGTTTTTGAACGATATGCGGGTAGTCAATCCTCAGGCTCGAGTGATCGGACTGACGGCGACTCCGTTTCGGACGGGTGAAGGTGCGTTGTGCCGGCCTGACGGGATATTTCAAGCTATCTGCTACAACGCGGATATTAAGCAACTGATTGAAGAGGGGTTCCTGTGTCGCGTCACGAATCGACCGACGGCGACCCAGTTTGATACGTCAGGACTGCATCTGCGGTACGGTGAGTTCATTACCAAGGAACTGGAAAGCTTGTTCGGTGGCTCGCAGGTGGCCGAGGCATGCAAGGAGTTGGTACAAGTTACCTCCGATCGTCATAGCGTGATGGTGTTTTGTACCTCGCTGCGGCATGCGAGCAGTGTGGTTAGTACGCTGGA